ACACAGATTGCTCCTGGGTTGGTTGCTTCAGGATGGTTCAGGATTGATTTGCAATTTGCACAGCAGTATGATGCTCAGTTCGGTGCTTATATGGGACAACATGCGCTCTATAGAAGCCTTAAAGGGGAGAACTTAGACAACAAACTGTGGGAAACTACTTTCTTCAACTTTTCAAGGCAACTGGTCCAGGTAAAGGATGTTATCTACACTCTTGGCATGAGAGGCACAGCTACACTTTTGGTTGGGAAAATAGAAGGATACAGAAAGTTCGCTGAGATGAAGACAAAAGACCTTAGAGTGGGCCGAATCTATGAGAATATATTCGAGAAGTGGCATACTTTCATCAAGAACATGAAATTGTTTAGGAAAACAGGAAAATTCCCCGCAATGACAGATCCTTTTTATGGTATACAGATAGATTGCATAGAGTTGCTACTAGTGGTGCTTTACGCTAAACAGCTGTTGCCAAAGAAAGACGGTGCAGATGAAGCTAAACTTCTCTGGGGCTTCTTTGAACTAGATTGCAAACAGCAGAGGGAATGGGAGGCGAACCCTTTTAACTCAGATTACCACAGATCCATGCATTATCGACTGGAAGAGTTTAACACTCATCTATTTTCAGGAGATCATAGTTGGGTAGCAGCTTCATTCTCCGCGGAAGCTATTATTTCGTGTGTAGTGGAACACTATAAAGAGAACAAACACAAGATGAGAGGAGGATTCATGACACAGGTGTCAGGTGTCAGAGCTACACAGGACTTGCCTAACTCTAAGGTGAATTATCCCTGGGTCGAAGGGAACAAATTTACTGAACACATGAAGAAGGACCCTTTGCCGAAAGACAAAAGGAAAGGGGCAAACGCTGAAGAGAAGTCCAGAAAGAAACAAGGTTTCCCAGGGATAGTAAGTGTTCATTTGTCAGCAGCGATATGGGAAGAGATCAGAGAGTACCTGAAAGACACGATAGGCTTGGCAGAGAAGTTTGCTGCGGCATTGGAAGAGATGGAAGTAGGTTATGACCCAACTGTTGATGAAACTGAAGTCGTTTTGCCTCGCCTCTTGAAGATCAAAGTACAAGGTAAGCCCAAAGTCGTTAAACCCAACATCATGTTGCGCAAGGTGACAGAACCAACTTTGTTGGAGCTAGCCATCTTTGATATGTTCAAGTATCCTGACACAGTCATTCTAACACCAGTTTTGAAAATTCAAACAGGTTTTGGGAAGAGGCAATTCTATATTCAAACCATAAATGGTAGGAATAT